CCTTCGCTAGTGTGATGACACACAACAACGGCTGCTCCAGTTTCTCTAGCCCACCATTTAAGTTCTTTCATTAAGGTGCGAAGTCCACCCCACTCATCTTGTGAATCCATACTTACATCTACTGCATTGTCTAACACAATCAAACGCACATCTTCACCTAAGCGTTCACGAGTAGCAAGAACTGCATCTTCAATATCTTTAAGCGTTGGTGATGAATCAAACTCCCAATAGATGTGGTCAGCAGGCTTAAGCATTTGTGCTGCCCAATCTCTATCTTGTTCCATTAATGGATCAACTGCGCCTTGTTCTTTACCAGTAAGTAAAGCAAGTAAACGAAGGCTCATGGTATGTGAGTGTGTATCTGCAGAAATATAAAGAGTAGGAACATTTGCTTTGACCGCCAAGGACAGGGCAAGCGTGGACTTGCCTGCCCCTGGTGGTCCAGCAATCATGCTGACTTCGCCGTAACGGATTGCTATTTGTTGAGCAGCAAGAGAGTGCCACACGACAGGAAGCGTGGCACCACCCTGAGATGCTGTCTTAATAGCACGGCTAAGTAAACGCATGAGTTACGCAGACACCTTATTCTGACACTGTGATGCCTGAGGTTTAGGGCAACGGTAGAACGCCTTGTATGGGCGACCCGTGCTCTTACTAATACCAGCAGCGATGTAAGCCATTGGTCCACCACCACATGAACAATCAGGTGAACCTGCTGGTGCTGGTTTGTAACCTGCTGGTGATGACATTACCTGTGCATTTGGAAATGCATTAGCAACTGCTGATGGAACTGCTTGTGCTGGTGCTCCCATTGACTCAGTTGTTTTCTCTAGGTCAATCAGAGTTGCAAGGCGTTGAGTTACTGTGTCTATTAATGTATCTAACTCAACTGCATCGTTGGCACGAATGTTAATTAACATGCCATCTTTTTTTGTTTTCCAGTTTATTTGGATTGGTGATGTTTCGTTACTTGCCATTTGTTTCTCCTATTTCTATTTCAGGATATAAATGTGAATCTTTACCGCCTACTGCATAGCATGATGAGTTTACTGGACATGTGCCACACATGAACCCAGGTGCTGGTATGAATATCTTATTAGTAACTGCTATCTCAAAGCCCTTGACCCATGACCCTAAGCGTGACTCAGTGTATCGGTCTAGGTTTACTGGTGTTGTTAACTCGCCAGTTCGTGCCATGAAATAGGAGCCAAGTTGTGGGCGAATACCAAAGGTTTTCTCCGCAAGTATGGCATAGATACCAAGTTGAGTAAGAGCAGTTGGTGCGCTTTTTCCTGTCTTAATATCTACAATTACTAACTCCCCAGTAGGTGCGACCATGATGCGGTCAAGTATTGCTTTGATGTTCACACCTTTAACTATTTGATTCATCTCAGTTTCAATAGCAGGTATACCGTCAGGCGTATTCCATATTTGCCATCCGCTATCTGCTCTAAATTGAATCCAGTAATCAACCATTCTAGGGCCATTCTCTAACCACCATTGAGCATCCTCTTTATTTGGATTCTTTATAGTGGCTTTACCACCAGCACGCCAATTCATACCGTTGTCAGCCATCTTAAAGTTCCTTGCCCAAGCCTCGTTAAAGGCTTCTGTTGGGTCAAATCCCTCAGGTTGGATGTCGTATGTTTCGGTGCACTCATGCACAGCCTTGCCCCCTGCTAACCAATACGATGGCGCTTCGGGCACATGCTGGATACGGGTCAGGTAATACTGCCAGCCACAGCCAAGCCAAGTAGACATGGCTGAGTGGGAGATATAATCCTTACCCGTGATTTCTTTAAGTGTCATTATTCTCCTTCATGGCGGAGGCTACTATACAAAGTCTCCTCTATCCTGCGACACGCCCAATGAATTACATACTTGTAATTTGTTTTAAAACGGGGCTACACTCCTGTTCGTGTTCAACAGGTTAAATCTATCTAGGCTCAGAAGCCGAGCAAAGCCAACAGGTATAGACCTTCGTGGCACACCCATTGATGTTTGCGTTTGTGGCTCACTAATATTTAAAGTTACATGCATGTTTGAGGATAAAGAAATATCATTATATTTTACTGATGCAGAGTGTGCTTTATGTGGAGCATTAGTAACAGTTCCAACTCCAATAGATGTAGAGGTAGCATGACAGAAATAATTTTTATATCAGTATTTGCCATAAGCAACATACTAATGTTTCGCAAGGGCTACAAGTCAGGTATTAAGACAGAACAACAGGCTCGCCTTCGTAGGTTAAACACACTAAAAAGATTAATAACCAACCGTGCCGAACTATGATTTTAAATGTAACAAGTGTGGTTCTGAAAGAGAAGTATTCATATACCACAAAGATTACGAAAAATATATTGTAAGGTGCGATAAATGTCATGCACCTATGCAAAGAGTATGGACAGCAACACCTACTATTTTTAAAACTGGTGGCTTCTATAAAACTGGTGGATGATTTCCTTGCCTAGGGAAAAGCAAAAAGCCCCCCGCTATTAACAGCAGGGGGCTACTGTTTTTTAGCGAGGGGCTTTTTGTTAAACTGTATTACTTAGAACCGCGACCAAACTCTGTTGCAGATGGGTCAAGTGCTTTTAACACTGGACCTGCTACAGCAGCAACACCTGCTAATGCAAGTGTCTTTAGGTCAGTTGTACCAGCAAGGTACAGAGCAAGCACGGATGCTACTGCTGCACGAACATAGGTACTAACGATTGCTTTTAGTTTTGTTGTATCCATAACCATCCTTAGGGGCGAGCAACGCCCATTACTAAAGAGTAGGCACGCTTTTTTAAGTACACGCCATCTCCGTTTGATTGACTGCCCTTATTATCCCCTGAGGTGTTTCCCTCATAGACCATAAGGTTTTTCTTTCCATCATTACTGGCGCAGATACCAACATGGTCAGCCTGTGCATCAGCATCAAATTGAAAGAAAACTATATCTCCTGCTTGTGCTTTACCAACGGGAACTAATTTATTTTTATCAGTAAACCATTTAAGTCCTGCCTGACAAGATGCAAAACCTTTTTTAGTTTGGGCTGCTATCTTTGAAACTTCTCCTGCTTGGTCAAAACACCATGATACAAACATTGCACACCAAGGGTTGTTGTTAAGTCCATACCACTTGCCATACATGCTGTCATTACTCTTGCCTATTTCTTGGTATCCAAGTTGAGACTTAGCAATCTCTACTACTTTACTCATTTAGTTTCCTTTGCTCTTTTATCCACAGCAGCAAATGCTGCATTAATTTCTGTGACAGTTAGTTTGCCATCGTCAAGGAATCCACGGGCTAAGCGTTCAACTACAGTTGCAACTCCCAGTGTACCCGCTAGAATCACAGCCTTCGCTGTGCTTATCCCCACTACTGCACCCGCACCGATTACCGATAGTCCCGATGCTGCAAATACTGCAACTATTCTCATCAAGATGTTCCATATATTGGTTACCACTTCACTCCCTTGGGTTGCGTAAACGATATGTAACTGCCCATGCAATTAAAGTTCCAATGATTGCATAACCAACTACTGTCTTTGCTGAGCCATCAAGAACAACCCAGGCAATAAACATGCCAAGGAGTGTCCATAGTTGGTCAATCAAATCTTTAAATATCTTCAAGGTTTTCTCCTTCTTGTAGATTTAGGTTTGTCATTACCCGCTACTGGCCCACCTGCTGGTGTGCTTGGAGTTGGTGATGGTATTCTTGTTGCTGCATTAGCAGCCATAGATGCTGCATTAATTGCAGCCTGTCCAGCAATAACTGATGCAACAATAACTTCTTCTGATTCTTTTCTTTCTTCATCAGACATGTCAACACCAATGTTTGCAATGGCTGTTACTACTTGCCCTGGGTCATTAAAAATTGCGCTTATTAATTCAGCAGGTGATTCTAATATTTGTAATGCAACAGCAACTTCTGCAGTAATTACAACTGCGTTACCGTTATCATCAGTACGAACTTCTACTGGAGTATCAGGTGGTAAGTCCTCATAAGTAAGACCTGCTTCTTCCATAGCCTCAGCAGTAATGGCTTCACCATCTGCCTCAGCAATTACTTCTGCTGCTGCTTCTTCAACTGTTGGAGGTGCTTCCTCTACTGGAGTAGGTGGCTCCTCTGCCTCAACAGGAGGGGCTTCTTCTTCCACAGGTGGTGTATCTACCTCAACTGGTGGTTGTTCTTCCTCCACAGGGGCAGGCTCAGGCTCAGTAGGTGGTTCCTCAACTGGTGTCGGCGGTTCTTCCGCTTCTACTGAAGGTTGTTCTGCTACTGTATCTTCAACTAAAGGGGGTTCAAATGGAATTATTGGCGGCGATACTTGCTCTGGTGGCTCTGGTGGAGCAACAGGTGGCTCTACTTCTGGCTCTGTTGGTACGGTAGGTGGATTAATTAAGTTACTACTTAAGACATAAGTTCCTGTTGGATTCCCATAACCAATACGATTCAAGTATGAAGTAGCACGAATTGTATATGTGCCACTGTTTACGGTTCCTGTTATCTTAGATGCATACTCATTAACACCATTAACATGGTTGCTATCATCATCGGCTCTAAGGATTATTTCGCCTTGGCGTAGTTCAATCCAAGAATCAACCCAACCATCACGCTGTGTTACTGTTCCGTTGGCTGCTTGTTCAAGCCTAACACCAGTAAAAGTTTCAATAAAGTATTCGGTAGGCGCAGTTACTTCCACCACTGTATCTACATAAATAGTTTCAGGACTAAGGTTGATAACAACTTCATCAGCCTTGGCCGTAAGTGGGGTAAGTATAAAGATTAAACTAACTGCTACTACTGCGAGGGGGCGCAGTGATTTCAATTATTTCTCCGATAGTATTAAATAGATTTGGTCTACTCTGTGTTCTACTCTTGAAAGTCTTTCTGTATTAACATCAACTTTATCCCTGAGGCTTGAGCCACTATTCGGGCGGAGTTCTTGTAAGTAGTTCTTAACCATCCAGCGTGTTGTTGCTGCAAGGCCACCCATTACAGTAAAGATGGCTACTGATAATGCAGCCCAGTCTTGTGCAGTCATAGTAATTCCTTATACGATAGTACGGGCTATGATGTTTACAATTCCACCAAAGCCTGTGTAGTTGCGAGCAGAAGGGGTAGAGCGAGTAAAGGTAACTTGCTCAATAGCAACTTCAATAGGTGAACCACCTGCAGTGAAGTCTTGAAAAATTACTGTCTGACCTTGGGCTTCAATTTCTTCTAGCATATCTAAGCGTTGTTTAGCATAGCCTTCAAAGCCTACAAAGTTACCAGTTTTATCAGTTTCTTTGTCATATAAAAATACTGGAATCTGTAGCACACGAGCACGAGTAGGCGTAGGTAAAGCCTTAATAGATATACCGTTGATTATGGTGCTAGTTGTAGCATCGGTTGTACTTGGATATAACACAAGTTTAAATGAAGCATCTTGTGTTGCTTCATTAAATACACTTGATAAATCAAAGTCATACTCTGCTGAATCACCTTCGTGAATAGTAGTAATAATTTCATCAGCAGTTTCACCAATGCGGTAAATTTCTACTTCACCTACTACTTCTTTAGGTGTACGAATACGGATACGCTTCCATGCTTTATTCTCAAGGGTGTCATAACGGATGCGAGCAAAACGAATTTGACCTTGAGGAACTAAGTCAGTAGCGTGCTCAACATATACACCAACACCATTAACACTAAATGCTTTGCGGTCTGTCTGTGAGTAAATACGAACTGATTGAACAGTAGCGGTAGAATCAGCAGCAAATACATCTGATGCTCTAGCATAGTTACCAGTTGCTACTGGTTGAGCATAGCCAGATAAAGTAATAGGTTGACCTAAGTTAATGCGATATAAACCAGATTGAGTATTGACAGCAGCAGTAGCGGTGCAATATAAAAACTCATCTCGTGCTTCAAAATCAAGCACTTCATTAGTTGTAGTAAAAGTAAGTGGGCCGTAGGCTATGTTTCCGTTAGTATCTACGGTACCAATGCGAACACCTTTATTAGTTCCAATGGCTAAGTAATCACCAAGGTAACAATACAATGCGGTTACATATTCACCACGGGGTAGAGTTACTACAGTAACAAGAGTGGTTAAAGCACCAGTTGAATCTACATTTAATTTAAAAATAGTTGAATGTTCACCTGCATAACCACCAAAATAAATAGCACCTGCACCCTCAGTTATACCAGTCCATATCCAATTAAAAGGTAAGGTAGTAGAACCACTAATAGCAGCAAGTGTGCTGACATTTATAGTAGTACCTGTGCCCTTGTGGGGGAAGGTAAGTTCAAAAGATTCAGCCCTGTTAGTTGTGTATAGAACAGCAGCAATAACACGACTCTTTACATATTTTAATTTTACATCAGATGGTGTACTGGTATTCCAAATATAGTTAGCACTGACTACACCAGTAGTTAAATTAATATCATATACTTTATCAGATGTGGCAACATACATAGTTTGACCATCAGAAGTCTGGCCTAGAATAGTTTTATAGCCAAGGTCTGCATAGGTAACAAAGTTGTCAACAGTAGAATCTAAATTAATTTTATACATTGCATACACTGGCATAAAAGTAATAGCAGTAGCAGTAGCCATAGTTCCAGCACCACTACCAGCACTAAGAGTTACTGTGCCTGTGCCAATGGCAGTTACTGTCTGACCTGAAACAATATGTGTTGCTGCAAATACTTTGTAACCAACTACTATATTAGATGTGCTGGCTACGCTAATAACTGTAGAGCCTGATGCAGCAGAGGCTGTAGTAGTTGTAGCAATTACAGGTTGTTCATCAACAGCAATGATTATATTGTTGGCTGCGTTATTACCAGTAGCAAGAGTAGTCTTACCACGCATTGCTTTAACATTAGTAGTTTTTCTAAGCAGGGTTAATTCACCTGGAGTCCATGGGTTAACACCGTAACCATCACGATAACGGAATTTAACCTCATCCATATTACCTTGCAATGGCTCGCTAAATAAGATGCCCTCACCATAATGAAATGATGATTGACTTCTAATCCAGTAGCCTGAACCTGAAAGGGTATGTTCGCCTGGGTCTCTTAATTGGTCAACACGCTGTGAACGAAACTCAGCAGTCTGTCTTTTGTATGGGGTGTTATCTGTAATAGCCATGATGAATGGCATACCAGCAATAGCACAATCAAATGCATTGGTGGTTGGGTCATAGTAAACACCTTGACGACCAGTTAAATCAATATACGGGCGTTCGGTAATATCGGGGGCGCGAGATGCCACGGTGCTCCTTAATTATTGTTGTTGTGCTGCCAATGCTGCAGCAACTGCTGCTGCTACGGCATCATTAAATGCTTGTTGTTTTGCTGCTTCTTCTGCTGCCTTGGCTTCTTCTTCGGCTACAACTCGTGCTGCTTTGGCTGCTTGGTCTGCTTCATATTGAGCAAATTCTTCATCATTCATCTCACGGTCTATAATTGTGTTTATTGATAAATCGTGTATACGAACCATTGGTCTTGTCATATTATTTTACTCCAAACAATTCATAAGTTCCACCTGCTGAAAATGTATCTGTTCCATCAAATAGAATAGTTATAGCAGTAACAGCAGAAGTGCTCTTCCAAAGAGCAAGTCCAAGATATGCGTTATCGGGAGTATTAGTATTCCATCTAATATTTTTATACGCATTTACAGTATAAGCATCTATATTAATAATAAATTGTGTACGATTAGCATTTGCTTCTCCAGCACCAGAAATAGGAAATTGCGCAGCAGACGAACTTCCAGACAAAGTAGTTCCCGCACTTCGCATTGAAACATAATTATAATTTCCAGCAGTACTATCTGAGTTTAATCGCATAATTGGTACTACTGCGTTTGGAGAATAAAGATTTACAATTCTTAACTGCAAAGATTTATAAGTACCGTTGATGCTAGAGATAGTTAAACTTGAACCCGACAAAGAACCACTTGCAAGACTAGTCAAACTACCAGCCTGTGCTGCTGGAACTAATATACCTGCCATTAGTAAACCTCGTAACCTGCAATATGGAAGTCAACTGTAGTTGTAGATGCAGAACCAGTAATGGTTTCACCATTGTAGACAATCTGCTCTAGGTCAACAAACTGCGTAGAGTTAGCAGCAACTGATATACCACCTAGTAAAGGGATTGTGGCTAGATTTATAGTTGCAGTAACAGCAGATGCAGAGTCGTTAACAACAGCAATGTTAGTTACGGCTACGGCTACACCTGTTGGGGCTGTGTATAGGGTTGTGCTAGAGGTTGCTGCTGCACCTCTGAATAGGGTTATTGATGTATCAGCCATTGTCTATTATTTCCTGTTCTACTTCTACTGGAGGATTCGGATTTGTAAATATTCCATTGTCATATAAGTATCCTATTGATGGTGCATTTTCATTTGTATATTCAACACAGGTAAGACCTGTTACTTCTTGAGCAATATCTAATGAATCTGCTACTATACAATTCTCAACTATTCCGTTGTTAATTATTGCAAATGTTGCCACTATCTATATTCCTTTCGTGACCAGAATTGTCGCTTGTAAGAATTAAAGAACAATGTCTTTAATTTTTTAGTTATCTTTTCTTGTTCTATACGCTCTTTATCAGAGCCTATTTTATGTTCCCAAGACTCTCGCTTAAATGGTATTACCTGAGCCATTGGAGTTCCTGCTGGGATTATGCCTTCCCATTTAGTATCGTTAAGTACAAATGGAAAATTAACTGGGGCTTTATATTGGTCAGTATCTACCACTCCTTCAAGGATAGTAAACACAGATTCCCTATGCATTGGTTGTGTAAATAAAACTGAGTATCCAGGTGGGGTATTAATCGCATAAGGATTATTCCACTTAGGATATGGCGCTTCATTTCTTGTTGGATGCAATGGGGCTTGTTCTATTGGATGAAAAGAAATAGCACCTTGGTCTGCCCAAGTATAATAAGGTAAACCGTCTTGTTGTGTTACCTGTATATCTACCTGAGTATAAAGAATATATCCAGCAGTTATAGCATCAAATACTGGTATACATTTTTTAATTGTATGTGGAGTACTTGTACCAAGCATTTTTTTACCTTGGTCACCTATGTATTCTGATGTGTTTTTATACCACTCTGGTACTTCTTTTACTGCTGGCTTGGGTGGAAAAAAATCTAATTTAAATACATTAGTAAATTTAATTTCTTTAATCATTATACATCCTAAAGATAATTCTTTTTTTGCCAATGCATTTTTTTATACCAGCCAGAAATAATCCCACCTGCAGAAATTTTATTTAATCTACCTTTATCTGTTAATCCTTTTATTTTTTTAGATTCCCAGTTTTCATTACGAAATGGTATTAACTGAGCAAGGGGTGTGCCTTGAGGTATTATACCTTCAAATCCTTGCTTAATATAAAATGGGTAATTACCATCGTGATGAGTAACAAATCCACCTTCAATAACTCCACTTAAAGTAGTAAATGGTAATTCATTTCTATTAAGTGGATGAGTAAGAAGAAAACTATACCCTTTGGGTACAACAAATGATACACAAAAATTCCAAGTATATTCTATTGGATAATGTCCAGCAGGAATAATATTTAAATCTGCTGTTCTTTTTCTAGATTTGGGTCCATTTTCTTCTTTAATTTGTTTATAAGCAAGATATGGTTCTCCATTATTATTTTTAACATACAAATCGTACGGCAATGTAATCATATATCCAGTAGTCATTGCTTCTAAAAATGGAACACATTTTTTTAAAGTAGGTTGAAATCCTATAGATACATCAAAAACTTCATCATTATGCCATTGTGGAATTTTTTTATACCATTCTGCAATATGTTTTTTTGCTGAAGTTATTGAATCTGGGTACTCTTCTAAAATTGATTCATACCCAATAACTATTTTTTTTCTTAACATATTTACTAGCCCCCTAATTGTAAATTAATTAAAATACATAAAGTAATACTGCTCCTTTAAATCCCGCGCCACCAGCATTACCGCCTACGCCAGAAGTACCTCTACCAGCACCACCGCCTCCTGCACCATATCCAGTTGCAGCAGCACCTACTGCAGCAGAAGCACCACCTGCACCAGCACCACCACCTGCGGAATATGCACCACCATACGCGCCTTCACCAGCACCACCGCCTCCGTATAAAGTATTTGATGGAACTATGGCATTTATATTAGTAACACCAGTAATATTACTAGTAGATGCTTGGTTACTGCCAGCAGAACCGCCGCTATATTGACCAAATGCTGCAGAACCAGCACCACCATAAGTACCAGTAATTGTTACAGCACCAGAAACATTGCTAGTACCAGTTGCTTCTGCGCTTTGACCATTATTAGTTCCAGCAGAACCATAATTTGAACTATTTGCATACGGACCTGCACCACCCCCAGATGCTGTGGCAAGAGTTGTTCCACCATAACTTATTGAGGTTGTTCCACCAACAGTACCTGCAGTACCAGCATTACCAAAATTGTAATCTGCGTAGCCAGTTAGTCCACCACCACCACCTGCGCCAATAGTAATAGTTACGGTTTGTCCAGAAGTTACAGTAAAGTCTTTAAATCCAACAATGGCACCACCGCCACCACCAGAACCACCTTGACCGATGTATTGCCCTCTATTATTAAAACCACCACCACCACCGCCACCACCGCCAGCACCAATTACATAAGCAGCAATTTTAGTTATACCAGTTCCAACTGTATAAGTTGTACTAGAAGTATATGTACCAGCAAGCACATAAAGGCTAGGAATAGTTAATCCAGTTGCAGCAGCGAGTGCTGTACCTAAACCATTATAATTTTGTCCAGCAATATTTATATTATAAGTAGCAGCAGCAGTAAATCCAGCAACAGTTGTTGGAGATGTTGTTAATGTTGTACTTATTGTAGTACCAGTAGTACTTGTTCCAGTTACTACATAACTTGTTGCCGAAGGACCAAGCGTGCTTGGTGTATAAGTAATAGTTACGCTAGTAGTCTCTGCTGCTGTTGATGCAGTTGAAGTACTTGGAGAAGTAGGTCTTGCGTAGTTTCTTTTACCGCCTCTAATGTTTCCTGTTGCCATTATGCAATCTCGCTTCCGAATAGATTAAATGCCATTGTTGCTGTACTTGTCAAAACAGTTACAACATCTGCAGCATTAAGTGTCATTCCTATAGTTAAAGTATCTGTACTCTGTGGAGCCACGCTTGAGTCATATACAATGTAATGTTTATTTTCTAAAGTTGCTCCATCTGGTCTGACCGCTATTCTATATGTAGCAGGTGCAGCACCTAGGTTGGCAATCGTAATAGTTGATATTACGGTTTCTGTAGCAGAAGGCACGGTATATGCCGTTGTTGCTGTTGTTGCTGCTGGGTTTACCTGACCCAGGACTTTATATGTTGCAGCCAAGTTAGGCTCCCATCAGTAGTAGTGGATTAAATGTTTCACCAGCAGAGGTACCCCATTGGACACCAGTACCAGTTGATTGCAATACCTGACCACTTGTACCAGAACTGCTTGATGCGGTAAGTGTGCCAGATAAAGTTAAGTTTGAGATTGTTGGACTTGTTCCAAATACTAAAGAACCAGAACCAGTCTCATCTGAGATAATATTTTTAAGTTGCAAAGATGTTGTAGCAGCAAATACTGATAAATTATCTGATGTCTTAGTAAGCGTTGCAGATGTAGGTATAGCAGTACCGTTAATAGATGTAGCCGTAGCAACACCTAATACAGGAGTTACAAGTGTAGGTGTATTAGCAAATACAAGTGCGCCTGTACCAGTTTCATCTGAAATAACACCAGCAAGTTCTGCAGATGTAGTTACAGCAAGTGCTGATAATTTATCTGTAGTAACTACTAATGTTTTAGATGAAGGTATGGTTGTTGAGTTAATAGTTAAACCAGCAATATTGGTATATGTAGTACCAGATGCAATAGTTTGGCTACCAAGGGTAGGCGCTGTATAAACAGATGTTGTAGCAATTTGCACCCAAGTAGAACCTGACCATACATACATATTGTTTAATGTTGAGTTCCAATAGATAGCACCAACAAGAAGTGTGTTGCCATCGTTGTCTACTGTTGGAGCAGTTGACTTAGAACCTAAGTATCTATCATCAAAATTATCATAGGTTGTAGCAGCATCTGTTGCACTAGAAGCAGCAGCAGTTGCACTGGCTGCAGCACTAGTTGCAGAAGTTGCAGCAGAAGTTGCAGAAGTTGCTGCGTTACTTGCATAAGTGGCAATAGTTGCTACAGAGTTAGCAGCAGAAGTTGCACTATTAGCAGCAGAAGTAGCGCTAGTTGCAGCAGCAGTTGCCGATGCAGCAGCAGAAGTTGCTGATGTGGCTGCAGCAGTTTGACTTGCAAGGGAACTGGTAGCACTTGTAGCAGCAGCAGTAGCACTTACAGCAGCAGAAGTAGCACTTGTGGCAGCGGCAGTAGCAGAGGCTGCAGCAGCACTTGTAGAGGCTGCAGCAGATGATGCAGATGTTGCTGCACTTGATGCTGATGTTGCTGCCGATGTTGCAGAAGTTGCAGCAGCAGAAGCATAACTTGCAATAGTTGCTACAGAAGCAGCAGCAGAAGTTGCTGAAGCAGCAGCACTAGTAGCACTGGTTGCTGCAGCAGATGCGCTATTAGAAGCAGATGTGGCAGAGGTTGCAGCAGCGGCTACTTGAGCATCTGCAAAATCTTTACGAACAGCATCGCTAGGTAATGTAGGTGTAGCAAGATTAGTAATTTTATACCCACCAGCATCAAGGTTTGAACCAAGAGTTGCAGTAGTTAAAGTTTTGCTAGTAAGAGTTTGTGCAAGAGAATCAAGAACAACTGTGCCTGTAGCATTAGGTAAAGTAATAGTTCTGTCAGCAGTTGGGTCTGTTACTGTTAATGTTGTTTCATAAGCATCTTCAGTAGCACCTTCAAATACAATGCTTGTAGCAATGCCTGGGGTTCCAGTAATAGTAGGAGAAACTAAAGTTTTATTACTAAGAGATTGTGCTTTAAGTGTACCTACTACAACACCTTCGCCAGTAACAATACCGTGGACATGTGTTTGATTGGCCAAGTCCATAATAGTTTGGTCTGAATCATAACCACGGGCTGCTTCGTGAGTTTTTGTTTCTTTAAAATCACGGCCTGATACAGCATGGCGAACAGATACACCAGCAGAGTGTGCTAATGCTTGAGTATTATCTTGGCCACGAATTACTGTAAGAGTTGTACCTGCCGCAGCAGTAACAGTAATTACTTCTTCACGAGAAGTATCTGGTTCAAGAACTAAAGTATACGGAGCAGTAGATGGATAACCCGCTACTGAACCAACAATAATAGTTCCACTTGCACCTTGTGAGGATGCTGAAATGGATGCAGTGAGTGTTGTCTCAACTGCAATAGCGGAGTAATTCCGCTGTAGTACGCCTGGGTCGCCTGCTGCCATAGGGTTGCCTTATCTCTGGTGGTGTGAACGAATTGGATATTGACGGCGTAAGTTATCCGCCACTTCATTTAAACGAGTTGTGTAAACATTGAACAAGAAGCGTGCTGCGTTTTCACCACTTCGTGCTCCACGCTGATTGTCAAGAACATCTGCTTCTGCAGATAGTGGACCTAAGCGTGATGGGTCTAAGAAAGAAATCATACGAAAGGCTGCGCCGTATACAACTACATCCTCAGCGTATGAAGGTAATCCTGTTACTGTTGCAAAATCTTGCGAGTTACTTGTTGATAAATCAAATAGTGTTGGGCGCTTTGCATAAACTAAATTGACTGTTCGCCCTGGAACAATCGGTGAATATACTGAAATTGTTTTGCCTAGGTTTCCACCAGTACCCCATGTTGCTGCATCTGCTGCACGGTCAATTTGCCATGCACGAACAGGTAGCCATTCACGAGATGGACCAATGGTCTGATGCGTAATATTAAGAACTTGCTCTGCTGCATCTGGTATATCATAAGTTGTACGGGCTGCAACATAACTAAATGTTGTATAGCCTACGCCGAACACCTGAGGATACATAGCATCAAGAGTATTATTAATAGCCTTTTTAATTTCACTACGAGGAAATACAGGGGCTACAATAATTTTAGCGTTTGCATCATGGGTAACCACGGAACTACCACGGGCACCACGGCCCCAAGGTGATAGAGTAACTGTGTTATCTACATTGCTTGTATTGTGTACATACATAAGTTCATCATCTACTTGAATAAAGCCACGGTTAATAACAGTAGCATCATGCACATATAGCGTAGTGCTAGATGTAGTTGCACTTGATGTTAGCCAAGTTGTTGATTCTGTATTAAGACTGTATCCATGAAGCAGTGTGTCAATACGATTTGTAATATCTTCAAATGAACTCACAGGTCAATACTCCTTAAGGCTGATACTGCTGATTTATTAGTAGTGCCTGCAATTTCATTGCACACTGCGTTTAAACCTTTAAAGTCTGCAGGTGAGCGAGTTGAACTTGCTTTATAGTTAAGGGCAGCAACAAGGCTTTTATTGGTTGTACCAGCCCAAGTATTAGCGGCAGACTGTGCTTCTTTAAAAGCAGTACGGTCTGGGTATGTTCCTGAGTTAGCAAGTCTATTTAGTTCAGCAACAAATGTTGAACCATCATAACCTGTAGCCATTATTTTCCTTCCTTAATAACTTCTTTGGTCTTAGGGTCAAGGCGTACTTTTTCAGTGCCATTCTTTCTAAGAATAACAATTACTCCATCACGCATAATAGATTTATTAAACCCATGATGTTGTTTGCGTTGACCCGATGACATTACTTTTTTTTCGTTTTCTTTGCTTCGCTCATAGCAATCGCTACGGCTTGTTTGCGAGAAGTTACTTTGGGTCCTTTCTTAGAACCAGAACGCAATGAACCAGCCTTAAACTCTTTCATTACTTTAGCAACTTTCTTTGCTGGCTTCATTAGTTCTTGTTACCTTTTACTTCAACAGGAGCCGAACCAACTTCACGCCCCCCAATGCCATAAGGGTTAATTGTTCCATAGTTGTCGTCTTGATTAACTGTTGTTGTTCCACATCCACATTGTTTACACATGTTACTTGCCTTTCTTTTTCTTCATCATAGCGATGCCTTTTTTTAATTCTTTTACTTTTTCTTTTCTTGGCTCTGCTTTTTCTGCCATTGCATAAGCCTTCTTTTTCATTGCTGGTGATAGTTTCTTCATGTTATTCCTTTTCTGTGAGATTACCTTGATGTCTCCACCGACACTTATGTTGTAATCAGCGGAAATTTTGATTGCTCTACGGGCTGCAAACTCTGCACTCTTAATTGAAGTTTTGCTAAAGCCTGTTGCTAATGCGCCTAGGGCTAAACTGCCACCACTGCCTACAGCATATAAACCACGGTCATCTCGTGACCAAAGGTAATCATGGTCTACTTCATAAATAATACCGTTTAAACATATTAGGGCATCAAACCCTGCATCTTTATCATCTTTATTAGCACCATGGTAACCATTGTCTGACATCACTTCTCTAAGAGAAGGTAATACTTTTACTTGCATAAAATCATCTATTGGCATTGTCTTAATTAATTTAGGAGGGCTCCATATAAAATTTGCTATGTTGCCAGCGATAGCATCTCCTGAGAAGGCGAACACATAGTCACCTTTTCTAACAATCTTGTCTTGTCCTTTAGCATAATACGGTTTATCATCATAGGTAGTCATAGAATCTGCAGCAAGTAACGCCCAGTCTTTTCCTTGAATACCAACAATGGCAGTCATGTTTACCCCTTAAATCCACCTGTATTTGCATTGTAGGCTTTGCCAGCCTTGTCGGACTTATCTATTGCTTCTTGAACTTTCTTCATTGTGGTGCCAGCAGGTTGTATACCTTGTTCTCTGGCTTTCTTATAGGCGTTTAATTCGCCATCCCATTTCTTTGAGGACATTGTGCGCTTGCTATTAGCATCGCCAGTACCCATTTCTAAGGTTCCTAACTTGCAACCAAAGCAACCTTCTACAAATTCTGGATGAGTTCTTTCTTGATGTAATGTCATAGTTCAGTAATGTAATCTCCGAATACCCCACCAATAGAAGGGTTAGTTAATCTATTTTTTGTTGCTTGGTCAATAATGTAAGCATGTCCACCAAGATAATATTCAGTGGCTTCTGCTAATTCTGTTTGTGCTGGGTATTGAGTTGTTGTGTAATAATTATTAATTAGAAGAACTGATTGGCCACGGTCTATGCCGTATCTTACCATAAGTCTGTTCCACGCCATAGGGGTCTGTTTAACAGTGGGTGGTACAAAACGATATTCAGCCATATAACTCCTTATTAATGCAGAGGGTGAGCCGAAGCCCACCCCCTACTAATGAACTAAGCAGAGATTGAAGAACTTGTTTCAATTCTGTATAGAGCAGCCTCACGGTAACGAGAGAAGCCAAGTACGCCGTACCAACCGATTGGTCGGAAACGCATCAACTTATCAATTACTGGTCCAACGACTACGCCTGGCTCCTGTGCAACTGCCTCAGCAAGTGCTTGCTTTCCAGCAAGAATTGTGCGGTAGACAGAAGTTTCTGGAGTTACTGTTACAACTGTTGTTGCTGTAACTGCAGCAGTATTTGCTGTGTTCACGGTAATTGTTGCAGTTGAACCTGATGTAACGATTGATGAAATCAACGCACCAGATGCAATACCTGTACCTGAAATCTTATCTCCTGCTTCTGCAGAAGTAGCGATTACAGATGAAGAAGCCACACCAAATGTGAAGCCTCCTGATGTTCCAGCAACTGTTACTGCTGTAGTAGCAAGTGTTGACTGGTCTGCACCATCCATGCCACGGTACATACGAGGAGTCTCAACGAAGTAAGCACCCTCAAATGTTCCAATGGTTCCTGGCCAGAAGTTTCCTTGACCAGTCTCTGCATACTTGTGCATTGAGTTCCAACCTAGTTCGCCTGTCTCAGCGCGAAGGTCGTGTGAAACTTCTGGGTGGATACCACACCAGTATAGGCTTCCCTCACGAGGAACAGCCTTGTTAGCACGAAGTTTAGCAACAGCCCTACGGATGTTTGCTGCAGTGATTGTATCGCCTGCTGCAATAGTTGCAGTTGAAGTACGGCTTCCACCGTAAATCACATTTGTTCCCTGGCGAAGGGTCTCCATAGCAATTCTATCAAGTGAGTCTGCCATGTTGTAAGCGATGATGTCAGCAACTGCTGGGTCAACATCTGAAAGTGCAAACAACTGCAACTTGCGAGTTACTAGTGATGCGTTTCCGTACTCATTTAGAGTTACAGAAACTGGAGTTACATCGGATAATGCTACTGCATCAACATCTGAAGTTTCAGATGCTAATGTAGATGTTACTGCCTGCAAGTCGTTGTAGATTGAGAATACAACGCTTGAACCTGGCATTGCTTGTTGTGCTGGGCGCTTGTCTGCCACTGAACGAATCAATGGTTGAGAACGAAGTGCAAACTCAACATAGCGGTCATAAGCAGTCTTAATCAGGCCTGCGAGGGCTGAGGAATCTGTATATGCCATGTAGTTCACCTCCTGGTGATTGGTAGTT